TAGTGTGTGGGGTTCCTTTATGCCCACATACTAAAATGATAACGTACGCACTAGACTTTGAGTCCTACTACGATAGCGACTGCTCGATTACAACCTTAGGTCCGAGGGGTTATTTCTCCCACCCTAACTTCGATGCCTATATGGTTACCGTTGTAAGCGATGACGGATTCTCCTATGCAGGACACCCTAAAGATTTCAATTGGTCAATGCTGGAAGACAATACTGTTGTGATGCACAATGCATCCTTCGACGAATCCCTCTACCTATACGGCGTAGAGAAAGGATGGTATCCTAAGGTCAACTTTGACTGTCACTGCACCGCTGACATGACGGCATTCTTAGGTCTGCCGCGATCACTCAAGAACGCTACAGCAGCGGTCTTCGGTACTGAGATCACGAAGACAACTCGTGACAACATGAAGGGCAAGCAGTGGGATAACATGACCGATGACTTCAAGAAAGAGGTCACGGAGTATGCGATTAAGGATGCTGAACTCTGCTTGAGATTATGGCAGGAGTTGTCGTCGCAATGGTCTGAGACTGAACGTAATATCAGTCACCTGAACCGAAAGGTGGGTCAGCGCGGCTTGCCAATCGACACTGATCTGTTGCAGAAGAATCTAAGCCAAATCAAAACAGAACTATTTGAGGCAGAGCAAAGCATTCCGTGGATCGCAGACTACACCCCGTTGTCACGCAAAGCGTTTAACGAGCAGTGCCGCAAGCAAGGGATTGAACCGCCTGCATCACTCGCGCAAGATAGCGATGAAGCTGACAAGTGGTTCGCCGCCCATCAGCAAGCCTGTCCTTGGGCGCGTGCGGTGCAAAACTACCGCCGTATCAATGCGTTCCTTCGTAAGCTAGAGGCGTTCGATGCAGGCACAATGCCAGACGGTAGGTACTACGGCGGTCTCATGTACTGTGGCGCAAACCCTACGGCTCGCTTCAGCGGTTCAGGAGGTAACCTAAACCTTCAGAATTTGCCTCGTGATCCGATGTTTGGCGTGAACTTCCGCCACATGATCAAGCCAAAGAAAGGCTACAAGCTGATTGTAGCTGACCTTTCGCAGATCGAAGTACGTACGCTTTGCTGGCTGGCGAAAGACCAGAAAGCCCTTGAGCTTATCCGTGAGTCCGAAGACATCTATCACGCATTCGGTGTGTTGTTAGGTCTGCATGACCCTGCTAACGGACAACTTAGAGACTTCAGTAAGGAACTAAGGCAGAAGGTCAAGGCAATCGTGTTGGGCTGCGGATACGGGATGGGACCGAACAAGTTCTCTGGATTCGCCAATATGCCCATACTAGAAGCCGAAGTATCCGTAAAAACCTATCGTGAAAGGATGTCGTCTGTCGTCAAGTACTGGCGTAGTCTCGATCAGGATATGTCGATGGCTTATGCCTTAGGCGAACCTTTTGAACTAGAGCTTCCTTCTGGCAGGTCAATGCGCTACGGCACGCTCAAACGGATGAAAGAGTTGGGCGGATCAAACCGTTTCCGTTATATCGGAAAGCTCGTTCGTAACGGACAGATGCGAGACTTTGCAGTCTGGGGCGGCATCCTTACGGAAAACTGCTCTCAAGCATTGGCGCGAGACATTTTCTCCGATATGATGTTACGGGTTGACGCTGCTGGTTATCCTGTAATTCTCCACGTACACGATGAAATGGTCTGCGAAGTTCCTGAAGAACACGCAGAGCAAGCACTCGCTGATATCCTCGGAATCATGCACACAGCACCGTCATGGATTCCTGACATTCCAGTTGCCGCTGAAGGGCACATCTTAGATCTCTACTCCAAATGAAATACCGCTACCTAAAAAACAACCGTGCTGTCGCCACGTCATCAACCGACGATTTATCTGTTCTGAACTACCAATGCCCAACCTTCGCCAGTAAAGCGGAGTATCGGGAGTGGTGTGCTAAGGACACTACAGACCACTGCTTCTACTCGATGGCAGAAGGTGATTCGCCCTCTGCTCGCGTTAGTACAGACAATCCTGTTAACAAGCTACACGGCTTTGTTGCGGACTTCGACGACGTTCCTGTAGATTGGGACAACGTAGATCAGATCCTGAAGACCCGATGTGATGGAGTCCCGATGCCAACATGGCGTTCTCGTACGTATTCAGGCTTCATTCGACTGGTGTGGGAGTTCGACTCGCCGCTACCTATTGCGCCTGATCTCGCACCTGCTTTCCTAAAGCGGTTGTGTGATGCGCTGAAAGCTTCAATGCTATTAGGGGGATTTGACAAGACTAGCCTCAAGCCTTCTCAGTACTTTGAGATCGGCACGAACTGGACTAAGATTGGGGATACAATCTCAATCAGCTTTGCCAGAACTATCCTACTCAAGTCGGCAAACGATACGCCGATCAAGACTTCGGATACCAACGTGCCACTCGACGAGATCGCCGCTGAAGTCCTCAGTCGTTTCCCCAACCGCTGGAAGGGCGAGTTTGTAATCGGCGCAAGAGGTCCGCTGTTCTGGATCGACGATGGTGTTGATCGTGACGGCTGTCAGGTACGAGAGGACGGCATGATTTGCTACTCTGATCGTGCAGGCAAAGGGTTCGCGTCATGGCGTGAGATCTTGGGAAAGCAGTTCCTTGATAAGTTTGAGGAGAAGAAGCTGTCCAACCTGATTGACCAGTATTGGTTTAACGGCAAGAGCTACTACAAGCTACTGAGTGGCAGTCCAGTTGCCATACCGAAGGACCAGCTTATCTTGGAACTCCGTAAGGTCGGCTTTAGCCCTAGACCTAAGAAGAACCAGCCGATCTCTGAGATTGAACAGGCAATCCTGTCTATCTCAAACGATTGTCGTGTGGAAGAAGTCGCGCCTGTCGTGTTCTCTAAAGATCGTGTCGTCACCTTCAACGGACGCAAGATCCTCAACAACTGTAGAGCAACGCCTATCCAACCTGCTGACAACGGCGATCCTGCGAACTGGCCGTGGATTCACCAGTTCGTTATCCCGTTCTTTGCGGATGACGATAAGGGCGATTCGACGCTGCCGTACTTCCTCGCATGGTATCAACGTCTGTATGCTGCAATCCTGAACCATCGACTCGACCAAGGGCAATTGTTCATCCTCTTAGGACCAACAGGTCACGGCAAGACGCTACTGACAAACAAGATTATTGGCGCATCCGTCGGTGGGTTTAGTGATGCTTCGGACTACCTTTCCGGTAAGACGAACTTCAACCGTGACCTCTGTGGCTCTGCCGCATGGGTCATCGACGACCAGACTGCTGCCGCAACCTACGCGGATCAGCGTAAGTTTGTCGAACTCACGAAGCGTTGTGTCGCTAATCCGAGGCTTGAGTATCATGCGAAGTACGCTGATGCTATTCCGTTGCCGTGGTCTGGCAGAGTAATGATGTCCTTGAACCTTGATGCGAACTCACTTGCGGCACTGCCGTCTTTGGATAGTAGCAACCGAGACAAGATTATCGCACTTCGTATCAATGCAGGGCACAAGGTGAAGTTTGGATCGAATGACTTTGTGGAGAACACTATCGCCACTGAGTTGCCATTCTTCCTGAGGTGGCTATTGGATTGGAAAGTGCCAATCGAAGTAAAGGACTCAAGTCGGTTCGGCGTGAAGACCTACATCGATTCCTTCATCGAAGCGGCGGCATACGACAATAGCTCGCGTTCAGCAATTGCTGAAATGGTGGAATTCTTTGCGAAGAAGGTTCGTGAGTACACCGAAAAGCCAAAGTGGAGAGGTACTCTGACTGAGTTCACCGTCGTGCTCCATGAGTCGAATGGCGGTCGTAGTGTAGGCAACAGCAATAACCTTGAGTTTGTCCGTCGAGGGATGACCGTACTGGAAGAAGTCAGCAAGCACAATAAGACCATTCGCTCTGTGCGTAGCAGAGGTGACGGTGGCGGTAAGGTTTGGGAGATCGACCTATCGCAAGACTTCGATATTGATAAAGGGGAAGACTTCTAGATCCCCAACCGCTTCTTCGTCATCTTAACCGTTGGCGCGTGAAGTTCTGAGATGGGCAACGTGAACTCGTCGGCAAAGGAAAGTTTTCCATCGCTGGGGTCCACGTTGCCTTTTGGCAGGAATATGGCACGCTCAATAAACTCACGAGCAGGCAACCAGCCCACAATCGTCGCTAAGGTCAACTGTTGGTTGCACCTAACAAAATAGTAAACATTACATTTGCTACACAGCTTTTCCTTGTCATCCTCACTACCGTACACACGAGCAACATAATGGGGTTGGGGAACGGATGCAGCCTTTGTGGTCTTGACATCGATGGTAACGCCATTAGGTAGTATGAGATCGTACGCAAAGCAGGTTGCACCGACACGATCTCCCCCAATAAGTTCTTGCACGAGCACCTCGCCCATCATGCCGATCTCATTACCCCCGCCTCGTGTAAAAGAATTACGCAAGACACCCATTTGTTTTGAATCAGAGCGTGCAACTTTGCGTTGTTCGTCTGAAGGCTTAATGATTTTCATTAGTAAATTTGAAACATACGACTCTGCATACCTGTCCCATAGGGGTCGATATTAAGTCGTGGGATAGCTGCTCCTCTGCTGGAGCTAGCTTCCTCTTCCATCAGGAGCATCGTTTGATTCCAATGGTACTGAGCACGCTCAATATCTGCATTGTCTTCCATAAGTCTGCCCAAGAGTCCTTGCTTAATTGCTCCGATGTTTCCGACAAACACGATGTCGTTATCGTCACGCAACGGCTGGAATGCTCGTTTGCAAAGAACGTGCACTACGGTAGTGCCGTCTACGGAACCGTTGATACGGAACCGACGATAGCGGGTCACGCCGCTGTCAGGACCGATAGTCGCTATCGTAGTATCTGGTTCTGCGCTAGTGGTGCGGAGATCGTACATCCCGTTAAGTGCGTCAAATTGGATATTGACGATACTCGTAACGGGGGTGCTGAAGGTAATACGAAATGGGGATGTGGCTAGAGTGCCAGTATAGAACTGTTCTCCGTCACTGCCTACTACAGTAACGCTACTTCCGTCAGTATTAGAGAACGTGTTAACAACACTAGAGCCAGAAGCGGATACGATGAACAATGTACTAGTCGCCTCAGTAAACAAACGAACCGTAGGCGTATAGCCTGCATCAATTAGGCCCGTCTGGATCGTCGGACTAACCGACAAGTTGCCAATCCCAATTGATTTGAAGTCGTGCCATAGAGAACGGACAGGAGCTGGAAAGCCGTCAACCATCGTGTGCAATACGGAGTCCGCATCGTCTGGCAGTGTGATGCACCCGTCAACGACAGGCAGGCTGTATTGAACGGTAAGGTCACGGTACGTGCCCATGTTGTAAATGCGTGCCAGTACTTGATTCAGGCTGGACTTAAAATCACCATCAGGCTCGACGTATTTGTCGAGCATTGGGGCAAGTTGACTGAGGGTGTAGGCAGGCATCAATTATTTCTTTGCGACTTTGACCTTGCCAGTATGCAGCTCGCCTTTCAGTTTCCCTTGTTGTTTATCCGATAGCGGCGAAACTTTTGAAAGGAGGTAGGCTACTTGCTTTTTTGATTTGGTTGTCGGAGCAGGCATAGGGCAAGATTATTGGATTAGTTGGGTAAAGTCAAGTCAATAAGTAGTCTCTGTAATCGTGTACGTATTCGCATAGTAGTTCGTCACATAGCCACTGTCTGAAGCATCCACACTAGAAACCGTAATTGTGTCTATAGTGGCGTTTATTGATGTATACGTAAAGCCAGAATAAATGACTTCTTTAACGCCAATATACCATTGGTTTTGTTTTTTGACAAAGTAAAAAATATCTAAGTGCGAATTCGTAACAGCTAAATTCGTTGGATCATACCAAATCCAGTCATTCTTAACGGTTGGTTTTAGGTAGTAATTCGTATTATCGTACTCCTCAATAGGAGGCGTGTCTGGCGGAATATTAAAATAGTCAGGCGTGAGAATACGGAGTAGTGGTCTTACTTTTAAGCCTCCGTAGACGACTCCGTCATTCGACCATATTTGGTAATTCCATTCGACATTTTCTGTCACATCAGAAGGGGGCGGACTGACGTAGTCTTTAGTGATTTCAGACTCAAATCTAAAGGACTTTACATTATATAACCACTGTGCAGCAATCTGTGGAGTGATCTCGTATGCTAAAAGAGTAGCAAATTCAGTGTCTGATATGTTTGAATATCCGTCACCTACAGGAGCCATTAAACAGATATCGGACATCTTACGCTAAGAGAGTAAAATCGCTAGACGCAAGAAGCTTGATCGTGCCAACTTCACCATCCTTCCACACGTAAAACTCAATAGGAATCCCTTCACTCCCCCCTCTACCTGCTCCGCCAGAAGAATCTTGAAGTGGGGACGCGTCGTAGCTTTTACTGTTGCCCATCTCTTGCAAAGAACTCAGCACGGCTGCTTCGGCTTTACGAATCTCTCCGTCGTTCGGAGCGTACGTATATAACCTATCGAGTGCTTGATTTACCTCAGAGGAGGTCGGTTCGTTAATCGCCATAAATTTCTTGTCCAACAGTAGTGGTGAACGGGATCTGAACTACTTGTACTTCCCACAAGTTATAGTCAATCTTCTTCGTGTCTACGCCCAGAGTTAAAAGGTTAGCCGAAATAAATTCGTTGTAGTTGGGCGTAGCTGGCAGTGTCAGTCTGCCAGCCCCTCCAGCGGACGGTGTGCTGTCGCTGCTGTTGACGTAGTTTATCCCTGCTGGTAGTTCTACAGCATCGTGGATTGCTGGTCTGCCGATATCGACTTGTCTCGCAGTAGCCGATGCTTTGTTCACTTCTCCAGCGTAGGCCCACGATTTCGCAAATCCAAAAATATCTCGTCTAGCTACTACTTTGTCCAAAGGCCAAAGCTCTCTGATCAAATCAGGATTGCTAGTGATGTAGCGTAGGACTCGTGACGAATAGGGGGGAGGTGCGGGTTCCGTAATCTGTAGGTCAAAGAAAAAGTCTTCATCAAACGAAGGTGGTGCTTCTACTGAAGCAGCATACGCTGAAGCCCCAATTATGTCTACCCCATTGAGCTTAGGTGGAAACTGGTAGTTTACGTAAGACGGCACTGTCTGTATCAGTGAATAAGGCTCACTCTCAGTGAACCCTAAATCCTGAACTTCCACAGTAATCTTCAAGTCGAAGAAAGAGTTTTGTGGCGAGATCTCCACCGTCTTACCAACATCGTTTGACCCCACTTCGGATTCAGAAGGAATTATCTCACGGGTGATCTTGATATTTTTCTCGATTGCGGGATCGAACTTGTACGCAATAGTCCTCTGAACGCTGTAGATTCTCTGTACTTGTACGAAGATGGAATCAAATATCTGTTCGGTGCGTGTTACAAATTGACTGGTAAAAACGTACGTAGGAAACCGTTCATCAGGCGTAAGGACATCAGGAGCGGGAAAGTTTGTTGGAGTATAATCTTCTCGCGGAATCAAATAAGTGCGGATTAGGCGGTCATCCGTATTGATTTCAAAATTGTACAAGTCCTGATGGTCCCTGTCCGCAGCGTAGAAGAACTCAAAGATTCCGTCCCGCTCGATGGTTACTGCTTTAATGAAAACCAACTTATGGTACGGCCATTTTGCAGGGTTAGGGTGAGGCGTGCCGTACTCAGGAAAGGTGATGCGGGTGCAATCGCGGATCTCCGAAAAAACTACGTCACCGATTAGAGGCGTAGGAAACGTCCTGTTGTCCTGCCTGTACGGTGCTTGAGGTAGTGCGGAGATTGGCATTAAGTAGAAGAGCCTTTAATTATTGCAAAATTAACAATTGGTGCATCGCTTGCTGTTCCTGAAATTGACACCATTGATATCTGAAAAGAAGTAGTACCAATGATATTGGACACAAATGCCACGTAGGTGTTGGTTGCGCCACGAACGCTTAAAACCACAGTGTCCGTTACAGCAATAGTATTATTAGGTACTGTGAAAGAGAAATATGTCCCTACTACGGGTGCGGCACTAAAAAGTGTAATTGCTCCTGTTGCTTTATCGATTGTTGGTGTGGTGGTAGTCCTACTTGTTATTTGAGTAACTGCGGCTCCAGCTCCTATTCCTGCATAGCCTATACCCACTGTTCCAGACGAAGTAATTGCGCCCGTTGCAGCCAAACTTGTGGCTGTAGCGACTCCAAGTACAGGAGTTGTTAAAGTCGGACTTGTTAAAGTCTTGTTCGTTAAGGTATCGGTCGAACTTACGGTAACAACATTAACATTCTCAACGGCGATTCTTCCAGCCGAAACTCTTGAAATAGTTGTATCGGTTGCGTGTCCTAATTCAATAGTGCCAACACCTAATGCGAGTGACGTTGATGCCACTAGACCACTAATCGGCAAGCCAGTGCAGCTAGTCAGCGTGCCTGAAGTCGGTATCCCTAAAGCTGGTGTGGTTAAAATCGGAGAGCTTAAAGTTGGTGTGGTTAAAAGCGGAGAATTTGAAAGAACGATACCGCCAGTACCCGTTGCAGCAGTGGTTACGCCTGTACCGCCGCGAGTAACTGGCAAAGTACCTGCTGTTACTTGCGATGCGTTAATGGAAATAGCATCAGTGCCGCCTGAGGTGTGCGTAGCAGCGTGTGGTGCTGCAACTCCAACGCTTGAAATGGTAAGTGTGTATGAGTCGGAAGGCATAATGGTTAAACGTCGTTGGTGAATTGTGGGCGCACAGTAACTGATCCGTACAGCAAGCGGCTAGTTACTAATGGCGATCCTAAAGCCATAAAGATGTCGTACTCGTACAAACCTTCGCCAGCCCTAAGCGTTTTGGTTTCAGCTTTGGTAAGCGAAAAAGTAACAATGCCACTTAACGGAGTTGTCAGCGTTGGCGTAAACTCAACGGCTTGAGCTTTGGTGGTGGTGCTGCGGATGTCGGCTTCAAATGTTGCGCCAGTAATGTTTATGGCAGTGCCAACAGCATCCTTAATGGTAAGCACGAAGCTGTAATCCGCTGCGCGGTCTAGAGTAATGTCGTAGTTGGCTGCAAGCATCAGGATAAAGGGTTCAGGCCCAAAAGATATTAGGCACGTCTGGATTGTCAATAGGTCGTTGGATAGGAACGTCGTTGCCAGCATCGTCCTGTACAACGAAGTCGGAAGCCCAATAGATGAACTGCTCGCCGCCTTCAGGAACTGGCAAGTCTACGAGATCGCGGAAGAGAACCCAGAAGTTGCCATCCCCGTTATGCTCACCGATTTCGCACAGAGCGTGAGTGTGGCTGGCTAGGGAGGAGACAACTAAGCCAGACTCTTCGTCTAGTTGTGTGAATCCATTGGCAATGCCGAATTGTTCAGCTACTGCTTTACTTGGGAATTTAAGGAGATAGTCGATCATGTACTTAGCGTTTGGAGTTTTGCGTTTGGCAAGCGTTTCTTGAAGTAGCGGATATATGCAATGTGTCCTTGAATCTGAGCAGTCGAAGATGTGTTGCCACCAATATTTAATGTTGTTACTGTTGGAACTGTCCCGATATTATCAGTTATAACAGTTCCTCCATTTCTAGATGAGGCAAAATCATTGAGCTTGTATCCGCTTGCTTGATTGGATGCTACGTTAGTAACAAAATTCCCATGATTTATAGACGCTTGAGTACTCCCAGAAGTTATAATAACAAAACTAGACGATCCTGGGAGGCATAATATCGTATTATTATTTGTTCCATCATTAGCGGTGTACACGACACTTGAGTTTCCTACAAGTAAAGTATCAGCCTTAAAAGCAAAAGTCCCCTCGCTCTGATTGTAAAAACTTGTAAATGCAGTTCCAGTAATCGAGCAAAAGTCAGCGGAGCGAATAAGAGATAAAGCCGCAGTAGGAATGTAGTTAGTGGCGAACGAGCCTGCTTCTAGTTGTGCGCCAAAAACATAAATTATATTTGAGCCAGATGCTGTAAGTGTTTGCCTGATATCGCTAGTGCCATTCCAAACTGCATTTGATGGATACAATGTGGGGTAGCAAAGACTTAGAACCCCACTAGCAACAACTGAAACACGATACCAGTCATTACTGAACGCTTGGATCGAACTCGACACAACAGCAAACCCACCAGCGGCAGTACTAGTCACGCTAATAACAGGACTTGCTCCAGACATTGTGAGTTGAATTCCAGCATACTGAGCGTTTGATGTTGCAAAACCAATAGTAAAATAAGGAGCCGCTCCAGATGCTGGTTTTTTTACGAAAACAGAAAGTGTCTTGTTTGTGGTTCCTGCCGCCGCAATGGTGTATTGAAGACTTGTAAGTCCTGTTCCAGTAAGGGAGAGTTCTCTAATTTGATTAAAGCCAGATAGTGGGCTGCTTCCAGAAATTGTTGTTGCAGTAATGTTTGTCGCAGAAGCACTTGAGTACAGATTGGAATTTGTAATAAAGTTGTCACGGGTTTCCTCAATGAGCAATCCTTTGCACTCAAGCGTTACTGGATCGTGATCGAATCGCGGCCCGTAGGCATAAGCGGTAGTGGTTGGGATGTAGGTGGGAGCTGCATTTTGAAGTAGTTCAGAACGAGAGACTTGAATCGCCGCGACTTCAACAGTAATGTTTGCAGTCTCGTTGTAACTGAATGTCATCCCAGAACTGGACGATGGAGCCAGATCAATAAATTCAGTTTGTCCGCGCAAGATCGGAAGCCAATACCATCCGTCCCCTACCGCAACTGCAACTCCTGCACTATGAGACGTTGAAATACTCGAAAAAATGAGTGCGTCCCAGTCAAAAGTTGATGCGGCTCCCCCACCTATCCGAAGGTATTTTGCCGTCCCACGTTTTGCCAATACCCACATCATGGAAGGTGCGCTAGCCGCTGGAGTCACACCGGAGTTTCGGTAAATGTGAAAGCCACTTGTAGCATCCACTCCTAGAGTATAATAGGAGCCTAATGGTCCACCTGTTTGGCTTGTAGCCACAGGAACACTCAGTCTGGTCATCAATGAAATATTTCCGCTGTTGAGCATTAAATTCTCTGGAGCATATCGGATTAACCCGTCAGGCCCAACTTCAGTTGCTCCGCTTGCGCGGGTAAACTTAGCGGCTGGGCCTCTACGGCTTGTAATGTTGAATTGTCCAGTACCAGAAACAACAGTTCCGTCAGCAGCGTAGCCTTTGTCAGCAGCGAACTGGAGATCCAGCGACAATAAGTCGGGATTCGACAGGCCGTTATTGACCAACGTATTTCCTAAGCCTAAGCGCATTTAGAGTGCTTTGTAGAAGATGGCAGTGCCTGTAATAGATCCGCCGTTAATTGGCGTAAAAAGAACGAATCCAGCAGGATAAGTAGTACTAGTAATTCCAGTAGCGAGCGGTGCTTGAGCAGCCGTTACGGTAAGCGTAACGTCTGTTACGCACTGCATGGCGCAGTACTCGCCAGCAGTAATGGTTGCGCCAGTTCCATTAATTAGGACGCATCCAGCTTCACCGAAGCTTTGTTTGTCAATGTTATTTGTCATAGGAGTAGTTTACAGGATAGGGGGTTCAGGAGCAAGCTCCGTTTGTGGTTGGACGAATAGTATGCTTCCGTCAGGCTGTGGTTGGAAAACGGTTAAGTCAAAGGACGGCGCGTTGTGGTTCGGCTTTACTACAGTGAGTGCAGTAAGGAACGCGGAGTAGGCGGTCAGCGCAGTGGTAGCGTTGGTTCCGAACACAGCAAGAACTGCGGGATCAGCAGCAAGATCGTGAAGCTGATTGAGTCGGGCTTCGACGAACGAGATTGTGTCGGCGGTAATCTGCTCGATTTCGGCGGCGGCTTTAAATGCGGGAGTGAGTGAGGTGAACATAGATTTAGGAGAGTTTGATCATTACGTCTTGAACAGATATGTTAAAGGCGTTGGTGTTTGTTGAGCCGCTCACGCTGACTAGATCAACGTAAGAATATACACTTAGACCAGATGTAGTTGGACCACCTGTTACCGTCGATGTCGCATTGATAGTTCTGCCAGTTTTAAATTGGGCGGTAATTGTTCCAGACCCATCATTCGTAATTACAAATGTAGAGTAAGATTGATAACAAGTAACATCGGTAAGTCCAGTTACAACTGGAGTGCCTTTTAAAAAGGTAGTCCCATTATGACGGAATGCAGCCATCGTAATTTGGTTGGAGGCATTCCTCGCAAGTTCAAAACCGTACCCAACAACACCCAATGCATCTGCATCAGCGGATGCGGGAACTCCGCCGTCACCCCCAACAATAAGTCTTACCTTTGGGATAGTTCCGCCTACCGTAAATACTGCTTTTAATGCAATAGACGCGGCTTGTGAAAAATTTATACCTTGTACAGAATAATACGGGGTTTGTCTTAATCCTTGATTGATTGTTGCCCTGCCATATCCAGTTGCAGTACTTCCGCAGCCTATTGAAAAAAGAGTAGTAAAAGAGTCATATGCAGCTAAAGAAGCAGTTCCAGTAGACCCAAAGGTTGCTGTTTTTGGACTTATTATACTACCGAACGCATCAAATGGTGCTGCGTCAACATCAGCTCTAGTCATCAAGCTAGTTGCCTCTGGCGTTCCGCTTGCGGTTGATGTCGGACGGGCAGCGTTGGTTATAGCCATCGCGCCGCTGAACGTCTGTGTGCCGCTCCAGCTTTGAGCTACGTCAGTCAGGGCTACGGTTCCATTTGAATTAGGGAGCGTAATTATTCTAGTTGCCGTTAAAGTTCCGCTTCTTAATTGGTTATAGTATATACCATTGGCAAGTGCAAGATTACTTGCAAATACATCACCTTCAGTGAAAAACTTATCTTCGGCAATAATAGTCTCCCCATTAAAATTGCCGTCTTCATCTCTTATTACTAAAGTATCGCCAACATTGGAAGAAGTAGCGGAGGTTGCGCCAGCAATAGTCGTACCGTTACCGTAGATGTAACCGTTAAGTGTGGTTGACGTACTGGTGTTAATAGTGCCAGCAGCACCAGTTGGGCCTGAAGGACCGCTAGCACCGTTTAACGAAAGCGTAAGAGTAGTACCATCGACTACAGTCAGTGGGTATTCGTTAGTGTTAAGCGTTAAGGATACGTCTGCCATTTAAGTTAAGTACGTGATGTTTGCCACTACGTTAACGTCGCCGTAGAGGAGTTTGTAGCGTAGTCCAGTAGAGTCGAACCAGAAGAAGTCCCACTTATACCGTTTGTTTACGTCTAGAGTAAGGGTTTGGGTGTCCGTTAAAGCGAACTTTAGCGTACCATCGCCCAACGAAGTAATGGTAAAGGCGACGGCTAAAGGCTTGCGGTCAGCTTCACGAATCTCTGCTTTACCAAAAGGCGAAACCGCAGCAAGAGTAACAGGCACGTCCAACGAGTCCAGAATCCGCAACGTGAAGTTATAGTCTTCACCTTTTGGGATTGTTAAGTCGTATTTGGCGGCGGACATTACGTCGGATAATGTACGGTAAGCCAGACGAAATGTCAAGCTATTGTATAGCTTTTACCGCATTACCTACCAACCAATTTACAATCCCATTAGCATACGCCTTAGCAAGCTCCTCCCTGTGACCGAAGAAGAACTCGTTCTCTTTGGCATTGCTGCCGAAGAAAGGCTCACAAATAACGGACGGGCAGTGCGTCTTTCGCAGGAAAACACCGCCTCTGTCCGTTGCGTTGATTTGTTTTAAGCCGCGATTCTTGTGTTTGGGGAACGCTTTGGCGAAGCTGCGTGTCAGTTCGTCCGCCAGTTTTAATCCGTTTGGGCTACAGAACCAATGCAAGAACTCGTAGCCGTTGGCTTTGCTGTCGTCGGAGCTATTGAAGTGCAGCTCTACCGCTGCGTCTACTTTGAGTTCTTTCAGGTGTCGTGCCAGCCAGCTCATTGCGGTGTTGTAACCTGACCCATTGTATAGTGAGATGATCACTGCATCGTGACCCGCATCTTTGACTAGTTCACAAACGCGTTTAGCGAGCGGCTGGTTGAACGCCCACTCCGTCACGCCTTCGACGTTCACTGCGCCTCTGTCGCCTGCACGGCTGTGTCCGACGCAAATAGCTACCAGTTTTTTCGTCATTTGCGTTGGTTTAATAAGCTCATCCCCAATAGAATGAAGCCGATCCCGTTCACCTTTGAACGGAACCAGCTTTGTTTCGCGCTGCCTAAGCAACCGTTAGGCATACGCATTGCACGCAAGAGCACCTGCTGTGATCGCATTTACTTCGCGTCGGCAGCTTTGATAAGTCCAACGCCAGCCGTAACGCTAGTGATTAGCGTGCCGATATCGAACGTGCCTGTCTTCAGGAACGAGATAGCGGTAAAGGTAAGGCTGGATACGATAGTGAGGATTCCAATGATTGTGGTTTTCATAAAAGGTAAAGTACTACTTTTTGTTGGTTTGGTCAAGCGAAAATCTACAGCTTGCGAATTACGTTATACAACGAGAGTAAGCCTATAACAAGACCTACCACCATAGAGGCTGTCCTAAGGTTAGCGTCGAGCTGCTCTTGAAATGAAACCACTACCCCTAAGGCAGGGGCGGTGGAACCCGTAAACCAGTTAAAGTAACGCTCAAACATCTTACATCTTAGGTTTTTTCATTGCCATCTCGACGGCGGATGCAAAAGAGTTTGGTCCTTCTGGCATCTCTTCTTCGGTCATTTTCTCTTCGCCTTCAGGTGCTTCCATATTCGGAAAAGCAATACCATCAACGGCAAGGGGATAAAGTTGACCGTCGTCAATCGTATAGGTTGTCATAAGGTCGAACGTCTCGCCTTCCGGCACTTGGAGACCTTCAGGAATAGGCAGGTAGGCAGGCATAATTTTAGGAAAGGGTTCCTACATCCTGTTTCAAGATGCCTGCTGTAAAGATACATGAGGCAAGAGTCGGGAAACAGGATGCAGGATGGGGGTTTAGCCAACGCGATACCAGCCAGTTCCGTTACTCAGGAAGCGAGCGGAGATAGTCGTTAGGATATTGGATTGTGCAGCAAGATGACCAGAAACTAGCGTTGAAATAGCTGCCGTTCCAGTACCACCGTTAATCACAATTACCTCACGCAAAACACCGCTAGCGGAAGGCAGAGTAAGAGTGCTGGTATTTCCGCTATTGATGAGCAGAACGCGAGTAGAGATGGCAATAGTTCCAGCCGCAGACGCAGTGACTTCGCCAGTAGGGGCAAGACCTAAAACAGCGTTCAGCGATAGCTTACGGACCTTAGAAGAGCCTTCGGCTGTAAGGTCGTAAACCGGAATGAGGTCGTCACCAGTAATGGAAACGGTAGCGAGTGTTGGAAGATCGTCGAGAGTAGGCATCGTTTTAGTAAGTTAAAGGATGAAGCTAAGGGGTATCTTGTTTAAGGATACCCCTTAGCGTTTAGGGTTTAGGCAGCAGGAGTGGTGCTATCGCGCTTGAAGAGGATCACGTAACCGAATTCGGTTTTGATCGGCTTCGTTGCGCTAGCAAGAACGCCTCTGAAGAATCCAATCGTACCATCTGGATTGAGGTCAACCGAAGGAATGTTCTTCCAGTTGAACTTACCGCGATAGTTGACGGGATCGAAGGTCAGACCATTTGAACCAGTAATAGGCTCAGGGATCTGGGATTCCATGACATCCATGTGGAGGATGTAAGCAGCCTCATAAGCAGCGGTATCATACGCAGCATTGAGAGTGATAACTCCAGTGGACGATGACGAGTACGGTTGCACACGGTCAAGTACTTCATCAGAACCAGCATCGGCAGTTGCAAACCGTGGAGCAAGGTCGTCGATCATGTGGTAGAAACCACGGAAGGACTTCTCAATCCCCAACGGCGCGATCAGGTCACTGACCTTTGCATTGTTGTAGCGAACGTCGTCACGGAAACCAGCTTCGGTTTGCAGCGCGTAGGATGCTTCCGACGAGCAAACAAGGGCGAATACAGGACGGGCGTTTTCACGACCGTAAGCATTCGTACCTGCGCCAGCGCGGACCAACTTGAAGTAGATGCTGTCAAGAATCTTGTTGGAGATGTTAGCCGTTGGGCGACCAACAGAAGAAGCTGTAGTGCTGTTAGTCGTAGAGTTAGCATTAAGGTCAAGCGTCCACGAGTTGACACCTTCTTTAACAGTTCCGTTAATGCCGACATCTGCGGTGTAGGAGCCAGTCGAGTGGCAGACAACAGTATTCTTACAAATACGGTCATACTCGTCACGATAACGCTCTTCCCACGAATACTTCGTAGCGTCGGTCATGGCATCCATGATAGCGCGAAGTTGTTCCGTACGATGAGCAGCGAAGCGGAGGTCTTCCACGTTGATTTTCGGAGACTCAACAACGGCACGCCGCAGCGAGTACTGCTTGAGTTGACGAGAGAAACCAAGAAAGGCTTTGCCTGTAGAACCACCGAGACCAGCACCAATGTTGGTGTCTTGTGCTCCAGTGAGGATCTGCTCAACAGTGCTGCCCGTTATAATAGACTCAGACGCAGCACCACCAACGGAAACCCAGTTAGCACCCAAAGTGGTATTAGGTCCAACATCCGCAGTATTACCATTGGAAGTAGGAAGAACACGGTCGTAGATTAGCGTTCCCAAAGTGTAACCCATTCCGTCAGGGAAGGCAGTTTGTTTGATGAGGTCCATCCACGGTGAGGTGTGGAGGGTACGACGATAGATGTCTTGACCGATACGGTTAGCCTCTTGAGTGAGGATGGTATCAATTGCTGCCGATGCGTTGGCAGGATTCGTAAAAGTTTGTCCAGAGTTTACAGCCATAAGAGTAGTTAGTTAAGAAGTTAAAAGGTTGTTGAAAGTTAAAGAAGAATACACGGTTGTCGCAGAAGCAGGCGACAGGCGCATAGGCCCAAGCTTCAAGTAACCCTTACATCCACTCTACTACTAGAACCAAGTTT